GATCCAAAACCCGACGCAGATAGCTCCATTATAGCAAACCTATACTGCGGCATACTAATATCTATTTTTGGGCGTGGATGACTCTCGGAATCGGTCAGTGTTTCGGCAAAAACGAAAGCAGATTTTCGAAAAAAGGGGCGATGTTTTCCTTGATGGCATGGAAGGACGCAGGGAGATAATCCTTACGATTCTCACGCTTTTCAAAGGTCATGCTGTCAATTCGTAGCTTGTTATAGGTGCATCGCTCGAAGCACACTTTCGCAGCTTCAACGATTTCCGTTGAGCAAAGAATAGCACACAATGGCCCTTTTAAAGCTATCAAGTCGGTCGCTTGCCAATTCTTTAAGTCAACATCTTTAAGGTCAACATCAAGTTTTTCAATGGTGCGTGTAATGGCCTGACAAATACCCCACGCCTGCTCGTAAGGCAGGAGGGTAATGTCGAGAACAGCACCAGAGGGTAAGTCCACTTTTATCATGAGATCGACCTTACGTTAGCTGAGAATACCCATGTGTAAACGCTCAGACCTTGCTCGACTTCTCCCTCTACGTTGCTGACGACTTCGACTTGCTTTGATGGTACGCCACCTTTGAGCAAGTAGGTGTCCGAACCCTCAAGGCCGGAGCCATCACCAATTTTCTTTACTAACTCCACATAGTCGAGAACATAAAGGGTCGGGGTGTTGCGCCAGACGTTCATTTGAGTGTTCAAATATTTGTCGTCTGCACTTCCACGAATCACCTTGATCTCAAGTGTTGCCTGAAAACCGGAAGCATTTTGCACGATGATCGTGTTGCCGTTCTTACCAGTTTTTAGGGTCGAGAGCTCGTTAGGGAAGCTGATTTTCGCCACTTCTCCGTGGCCAAAGTCTTTAAGCAATCTATCATTAATCGATATAGTATCGGCACCATATAGTGAAAAAGTAGACATATTATTAACTCTCCTTAAAACGAGATTATTGATTAACCGTTACGATGACATCACTTGAATGAATAGCTCCGGCAAACTTCAAGGCAATCGATACCACTGGCGCCTCTCTTGCTGCCCGATCTGCTACGGGTTGCTGAGCCACTGGCACCGAATACATATAAAAACCAAAGTCTGCGATGTTCCTGACGAAGTCCTCTGGAATTCCAAAAGTGTCTGCGCCTGTCCATGCACCCGGTGCAATGAAGCCGTTGGTAACCGCTTGGCTGAGAACACGACGATAAGCACCTTTGAGCCCGTCCATGCCTGCCTCGGTCTGAGGGACTTTGGTGCCTGTGGTACGCAGGTAGTTGAAGCCTGCGACTTCCAGCGCTCCCAGAATCCAATCTAGGTTGTAAACATCATCGAAAAACTTATTGGCACCGTGAGACATGACACACGCTTGGCCTGCGATATTGACATAACAGTCGGCACCTACTGCTTTGGCCGCAGTTAATTTTGTCTGAGTGATGTCGACGTCTGAGGATACCCCCGCCAGAGATTTAAGGTGCATGGTGCTAGTGGTATTGGACCCGCTAAAATTCGTGGACATCGCACGGCCTGCGTATCCCCAGCGTAGGGCATCTAATTGGGCCGATGCCGTGTGGAATAATACTCTGGTATGGTCGTATGAGTTGTCCTCGACTACATATGCCAGACCAGCCGCAGCCAAGTCAGCATCGAGACTAGTTGTAAGAAACAGTTTTTTGCTTGACGACTGAGCAACCGCAGAGGCTCTAAGTGCTTCCAAATTGTCTCCGGTTGCACCTGTGTAACCCGTAGGACCCGTGACGCCTAGGGCGAAAGTGTGAGAACACCCACCGTAGTAAACCAGTGCGTCGGCTCTGGCAATCGCTTGCTCCAAAACCTCGTCGGTAAGCATCGGTATTACAATGAAAAAACCACCACCGGAGATGATGTTTGGAGATTGGCCAAATACTGCTACGGCTGCGTTGTAGGTCTCGCCATCACCAAATTGTGTGAGAACATCCGCAGAGCTAGAGTAAACTGCATATGAGCCCGTTAGGGCAACGACAGGCGTCTCTTTGGTAAAGCATACGAGGTTATTGATGCTATAGGGTGCAAGTCCTGCGGGACTCGATACCAATGAAATATTAACCACATTACTGATGTCGATCATGCTCATTTTTTTTATCTCTCCTATTATTCTGTTTTGGCGATTACCGGATCATTGAATGTATCGTAGTATGTCGCTGCCATAATGTTATCGTATTTACGCAATACTGGCAACGTCAACGCTATCCTATTTAGCATGGTCGCACCCTCGACAGCACTTACGTCATTTATCATGGTGGGCACTGATGCTATTTTTAAAGCATATGTCGCTTGTTGTTGCTGACTGTATGTCGACACCAGAGACGCCATGACTTCAGAGTATCGTTCCAATGCTTCCATGGTATAGCTCATTAGGTCGACCTGAAGCGTCTCTTGGATATATTGGGAAGTGCTGTCGTTCATGCCTGTGAGTGTTGCCACTGGACGATTATTGTTTGCATATGGCTTTAGAGTAAGCACGCTGACAGTGATATACAGGCGTTTATCTTCGGGAATAGCTCGCCTTTGGTTGTATATCCAAATTTGGTCGCTATCAAGTGCCATGCCTGCCTTGATGATGTCGCAAATTATTTGAGCCGTGAGACGCATTTAATTCCTATCTGTAGTCGCTGGTGATCTGATATTCTATGTAGCCAAATTGAGTCCAGTCGGTTTTGTTCATTACCCTGAATTTTTGATTCTCAGCACATTCGAAAATTATGATGTCGTCCACTCTGAGATCTAGCTGGTTATCAGAATACACCGTCTCGGTATTCCACCGTCTCTGTCCTTCAGTCTTCATGTCTAATTGCTGGCCAGTTGGGACACGAAACATGTTTACCGTTTTCTCAAAATAAGATTCGACAGTCTTAAAATCAACTTGCCTTTTTGCTGAAACGAATACAGTCGTAGGACTTGCCCACGCCATTACTGCCGATCTCATGTTGGGGAATTTTCTCACTCGACTACCTCGTAATCCACTGATCTCGCCAGTGCGCCCGTTACCCAAAGTATTTTATGGGACGCTTCCTCTTTGCCAGTAGCGGGGTTGAATTCCTTGCGACGAGCACCGATTGTACGCTTCTTTAGAGCTCGCCAGCCCGGTCCCTGCCTATCAAATGTATCAAGAACATAATCTCGCCAAGTGATACCCACTTTCTCAAGGAATTGAGAAAAATTACCCTCGGCTATTCCGCGGACCATTTTCTCTCGGTTGTAATATATCTCAGCCTTGAAGTCGTCCTTGCGAGTCATCATGGTCAGACGAAGGAAGCTGCGTTGAGGGATATTGCGCTTTTGGGAACCGAACTCATGAACAGCACCCAATTCAACCGGGCCTATCTTTCGCTCCCATTTTTTATCCGGATTTTCTTTCCACTCTTTCGAGAGGATGCCTATCTTCACGCTATGCTTTTGCTCAAAGAATTTTGCGATATTTTGCAGTTGACGCTTATCGAAATTAAACTTGATGTCGCTAGCTGCCATGGGTCACCTATAGGTTGAATTCCCAGTGTAAACCTGTACGTTCCCGATGAGTAATGGCTTGATGAGGGATAGGTATTTTTGACCGTAACGAGTGGTCATAAATGCTCCGAGATTCGGGTCTTTAGTCATCCACTCAGGGATGGCGTAGGACTCTGAAACGGAGCCTACAGAGCGCGAGGATACAGGATAGTATCCAGTGCTATTAATGCCGTCCGTGGCCGTCTGTAGGTCGTTGCAAAGATAATGAGCCGCTAGGTAAAGAAAGCACATTTTAAGTGCGTTATCCTCACCAAATAGCGACTCGTTAAAATTCATGTCGGCCTCGATAAATGCCTTATCAAGATCGGCATCAGTGATGTCCGAACATACTGCCGTGGCACTAGGTCCGGTCAAGCCCACTGGTGTTGCGTAACGAAAGTCGCGGACAAACCACGATTTAAAATCATCTACAGTAATATCTGAAACCGTGATCATCCCGCTATTTCCTAGTCCACTCGCTTGATGAATTCTTCCCCGACTAGATCGATGAGATCTTTATACTCGGAATCCGTAATGAGGATACACTTGTCATTCTCAAGACGGACACCTGATTTAAGAACAATCGAACCCGGTCTTTTGGAGATCACCCGAACCATGGGCTCGGATGTCTTTTCGTTTTTCTGAGCCATAAACTTCCTTCAAAAATTAAGCGGCAGTGTTGGCAAAGTACAGCATCTCTTTGGGACGCTGTGCAATTACGCCCGTGAATTGTCCGTATGCTACGTTCTCCCAAGTGAAGCCGTTTGTCGTCCCTGCCTGTGTTTCGACCAGATCGATCGGCAAGTCCATCTTAACCGAACTCTCGTCATAATTCAGCAAGCAATAACGGTTGTAGGTGCCGAATTGTGCTTTATCACCATAAGCGCATGGCAACACTTTAAACGCTTGGTTTTGTGTGATGGTTTTGAACGCCTCTTCAAGCAATTGCAGCTTGGTGCGTGTAAACATCGTTTCCGATGCATAATTGACCAGCCCGTTCCAATCGGCTTCTGGGATGATGAAGTGCGTTGGCTTGGCCGATCTTGCACATTCTGCCCGGTAAACTTCGTAGATAGCACCAACGAATGTGTTGAATTCAGCCGCAGACATTGTCGAAAGACGCTGTGTGATGGTCGAAGAATCGATGGTCACGTTAGCATTATTGAGGAGTCCGGTCTCTGCGCCAACACCCAAGAAAGCGGTCTCTTGCAGACCTAAGTCCCACTCTTTGCGGCGTGAGAGGGTCCGTGATTCGATAAGAGAAAACAAGGTATTCGCCATCAATGCTTCCTGCAATTCGAACAGGTTGTAGGCGATACTTTTGGCCCACGAGATCACGTTCTGACTTACCATGTCGTAAGCAGCATCAGTCCGTGCTAGCTTGGCGTTGTTGGATGCATTGGAGATAATGCCAGAGGCGAAGCCCTCACCTTTGACATAAGTACGCCAGTTTATAATCTGACGTTGGTAGGCTCCATTACCAATCACCACGGGAACATACTCGGCGAAAGGAATGGTGTAAAATTTTTGCTCCGAAACTTTTCTGCCTACCGTAGTAAGCGTGCTTATAATCTGCGAGTAACCTAGTGAGTTTTTCATGATCTCGCCAGTGGCGGGGTCGAAGAATTGCAAAGGATTATGTTTCATTTTTTCTCTCTCCATTTAGTGTTCGAGGAAGTCAGGCCAAATGACCTGACTAATTTTTAAAATCGTTACGCTGTAGGTCCGGTAGGGCCAGTAGGTCCGGTTGCACCTGTTGCACCAGAGTCACCCGTTGCACCTTCCGCACCAGTAGCACCAACGGCACCAGTTGCGCCGCTAATTGCTGCCCTGTAGATGAAAGCACGAAGCAAGCTGGTGTCGGCTGCAGCGTTCTCAAGAGCAATACCAACGATGGTGTTGCTGCCTGCCTGAGTGGCCACTTTGAAAGTGTCATATGCATACTGCAAGGAAGCACCAGCGGTGATCGCAGCACTTGCCTCAACGATGACGATAGCGCCGAGAATAGCTACCTGAAGTTTTTCACCTACGGCGTAGGAATCTTTAAGAGGGTTGGTAAGCACTACCCCGAAGTATGCACTGGTCAAGCCCGTGCCTTTGATAACCTTTGTTACGTTAGGTGCTACCGTGCTACCTAGGCAAACGAATTCGCCCGGTATTACTGTAGCTGATGCACTGGCCGAATAGAATTCCGCCTCGATAACTGCACCTGATTCAAGCGTCCCTTTGAGGGTCGCCATTTTAAATTGATTCATTGTTAAGGCCATGGTCTTTAATCTCCCTTTGTTTTATTTAGCACCGTACTTTGATTTGCCTAATTGTACTCTCTCGTTGATCGTAAGATATTCGTTAGGATCGAACGTCATTGCGTTCAAATGAGCACTTTCAATTGCTGCGTGTCTTGCCTCGGCTTCGATGACTTCGGCTGATTTTTCTTCTACCGAGTTCTCTTTTTTCTCGCCCGTATCTTCCATTTTTTTCTTTTCTTCGTCAGAGAGATCGCCATTTTTCTTGGCCATCTTCTTTTCGTCTTTCTCGTCTTTCTCGTCCTTTTCGTCCTTTTCGTCCTTTTCTTCGGACTCGTTTTTCTTAGCTTCTTTCTTCTCGTCTTTCTCGTCCTTTTCTTCGGACTCGTTTTTCTTGGCCTTTGATGCTTTGTAGGCTTTTACGAGGGTGTTTATTGACACTTGCTCGCCGTCAACATCTACCTTATCCTCTCCATTTATCATGGGTAGCTCACCAATCTTGGAAGCTGCAACGATGGCATCCTTCAAGTCGATCTCTTTACCGTCTACGTCAACCACATAACTCTCGTTAGAGTTGACCATGATTTCTTCGCGTGAAGTCAGCTTTTTAAAGATTTTGCCTAGCATGCTAATACTCTCCTTTGGTTTTTCAATTAATATATTATCCTCAGATAGTCCATTTTGTCTATCTTTTGAATTCATGAAAATTGGATTGACTGCCATCTCATACCGTGGTGTAGCCACAATCGCTAGATGCTCATATTTACCATCGATCAATTCTCTGTCGTATGGAGTGTTGTTATAGGTGCCTGATTCACCGTATTTTATGCCATACCATGCAGTCGATACACCGTGACCATTCTCTAGCAATTGAACAGCTTCGGCTGTGTCCACAATAAAGTGGGCGTACCATAACTCTTCGCTCTCAATATAATGTAGGTCGGCAACACGACCGACTACTGGCATCGTCTTAATTGATTCGTCTGTTATCTTCTGGTCAGGATGATCGATTATCACAGGGATACCAATCGCACTGGCCTTGAGATTATCCAAAGATGCCTTTGTAACCAGAATCGATTCGTTTGGATACTTGCATACACCGCTACGCATGCATGGCATCTTGATCACTTTGCCAATAGCTAAAACGTCACTCATAATTACCACTCCACAATGGGTTTAGCCTGACATCGACAGTTATAGTCCTCGCCCGGATGGCAGGATTTACCTGTAGAAAAATGATCGGCTGTCGGTCCATTATCCCACGAATATATTTTCCTATCAAGAACGACATGGTTGCCGCTATCCTTTGGTCTAGTGCCTCGTACTATATGATCGCCTGTCGTAATCCATTGATACTTATTCACGCCAGCATTTTGATACTGAATCTTAGTAAATTCCACCGTCATCAGCGCAGTCTCTTGGCGAGCAATGAATTTAGCTCGGCCAGCACTTATTTTCAACCTACCCATGAGATAGTCCCGAATCTCTCCCCTTGGCCTGCCGCCAAATATCAAGTCGGGTAGCTCTGTTCTCAGCTTTTGAATCTCACTATAGGCGAAGTCTCTACAGGCTGGTGCGGTTCCCTTTTCGTATTCACTGAGTAGATTCTCTTTGATTGGTTTTGTCTCGGTGTCGGTATATTCCATCTTGAATTTTGCTTTACCCTTTTTGCCGAGATCAGGGTAAACCGAAAAGGCTTTATTGATGCGTTTCTTGAATTCAATGCTGACTTTGTTTAGGCCGACCACGCCGAGAGATTGCATGTCCATGTTCTGCACCATTGCCAGCACTTTCTCAGGCATGGAGTCGAGTGCTTTTGTGGCTCTGTCGAGTAGTGCCGCCATTGTGACGATGTTAAGGTTTATGGCCTTTTGGATGACGCTAGGTAGCTGTGCTGATGGCAAGCGCCATGCTCCCTTGGCATATCTTCCACCGTACTCTTTTATCTCTTTGGAGATGGCAGCATTTATCTTACCCCGAAAGGCTCCTTCCTTGTATTGAACAGAGCCGTTTTTAAGAGCTCGCTCAAGGTCAGTGGCCTTGGCATTATCCTTACGCAAAGGGTCGTCCACGATGTCTAAAAGCGGCTTAAAAATAGACTCCACATATACCGCTATGATCGCCTTGGCTAGATCTCTGTGCCAAGCGTCATTGTAGATAATTGGGTCGATAAAACCTTTTGGCATTATACTCTACCTGACCGCCCTGAAGTGTCGGCCTCGCCTGTCAGATCAGTGCCGAGCATGTTGGTAACTTCGTCCAATGACATCGCTTCGCTAGGCTGCAATTCTAGGCCAAAAACATTGTCATGGTTAAGCAATTCGATAGCTTTTTCACTGGTGATCAGACCATTGCCAAAGGCAGATATCACTCGGTTTAGCGTCTCTGTTTTTATGATCGATTGCTCTTGGCTTGACATCTCCCTCAGTGGGTGGAAGTCAAACTTGAGCGTTTCAGGGATGTAGCCAAAGAGACGCATGCATAGAATATTTATCATCACCGTCAATCCGGCCTTACACCTTGAGCGGATCTCACTCTCTATCATGCAATTGTAGTTTTCAATATCATCCTCGCCTGAGTTGAATCCACTGGCAGATAGGCCGAACAGCTTCGTCATGGGCATCCTGAGATCACAGGCGAGGCCTATTCTGATCTGATTCAGAATCTCCGCTAGGCCAGCGAAGGTCATGGTTTTAGATTCATGCTTATCCTCAGAGTCGATAACTAGTGCGTTCTGGTAATTCTTTATTTGTGCTGCCTGTTGAATACGCTCGGCCGTTTTGGCTGCGCCCTGCTTTGTGGAGATGGCAGAATTAAAACCTGCGATCGAGAACACGTCAACCTTTGCCTCATCGAGTAGCTCAAATGTGACGTTCTGGTGCTTCAAGTATTGATTGAAGTTGCGGACAATCTTCTCTAGCTCTGACATTCCCCATCCCATATATTGCCCACGCAGCAAGGATGGCGGTTCTTTACCCATCAGCTTAACTACGTTGGTCTTATCCATTACATGCCCGTAGTAGTTGTAGGGATGAACAGTTGAAGGGTTATAAAGCTGATCGATCATGCCAAAACCATCAGGCGAATAGGATAGCTCCCATCGATCTACGGCATGGAATGTGAGAGGCATGTCCTTCTTAATTCGCTTCATGTCGAAAGGTTTTTTGAAGTCTTGACCAGCGTTGATGATGATACCAGCACCGCCGAAAAGACGCATCCACTTCATGCCTGTGGCATAAGTGTTCAAAACTTCCATGGACTCGATCTCGTTCTGCAATAGCTTCAAGTCGTCGGCATCTAGCTCATCGCAATGGATGATAACACCGCCTCGAAAGGCATCGTCTACAGGCTGGTCGATAAAGGTCTGTACAATTCCCTCTTCGATATAGGTGGACGACAGCAAAGAGCGATTCATTGTTATGGCTGAATATCGCTTATTAAAAGCCATCGTATTAGCCGATGATAGCTCTGGCCCTAGTGCGCTAGTGAAGTCAAGCAAGGCATTATCATTTCGATCCATGGTGATCTCCGTTTATTTGTTCAATTACTATAATACGCCATTATCGTATATAGTCACGTTATGTTTTATTAGGTCATCAAGAGCATATCTAATCGCATCGATACAATGATTATAG